ATGCAGGATGGACGCTAAAAGAAGCGTTGAACGAGGTCATCTTACGCAACTGGACGGGTTTTAAAGCCGAATGGGTCGAAGCTAAAGACCCGAACGCCGTTTGGGTTAAAACAGAAGATTATCAGCCTGAATTACCGCCGGTTACGTATGCAACGAAGGCTCGCGATAAGTTCGACAAAATCATGGCGCGTTCTACATACGCCTACGACATCAAAGACCTCTCAAAACTCGAGAAGGTCGTCAATAAGGGGGCCAAATGATGTTTGCGGCTGCCGCGATGGTTATAGACGATGACGGACGTACGTATTACGAATATCCCGATGCGTTCACGACTTCACAGCTTGTATTTTTTCCTGTACTCACAGAGGAAGAATTAAAACTGTATCAAGCCGATGCGATTGTCCGTGAGGGTATCGAGGAATTGCCTGAACGTCGCCCGCACGTGCCTACCGTCCTTTTTTCATTCTCGGATGACCCTACGAAGTTAAAGCCTCATTTCATTGAAGGGAAAAACGTATTAATCGATTTTCTCGATATTGACGATACGCCGAGACTACGAGACACGTTAACGCGTTGGATGCGTGCAATACCTACCTTAAGACCGAAAAGCGTTGTCGTTACGGTCATGTTTAAAAACAAAGAATTAATCGCTTGGAAATATGATGATGTCAGCAAAAAATACAACCGATTCGCCTGATCTGCCCGACTTTTGGGCTGACCCGATGGGTGGACAAGAAATTACAACCTCATTAGCCGAATACACGGAGCTTGCGAGTCGTCCTGAGGAATTTTACGTAACTAAAGACATTCGAGAGTTCCGTAACGATTTCAATGTCTATTTGGACGAGAAAAAGAATCACGTTGCTAAGTACGTTTTACCGTTCAAACAAACGACAAACGACGGAAAAGAAAAGGCTATCGACTTCGAGTTTCGACCGGGCGAATTAACAGTCTTAGCAGGTGAAAACGGCTCTGGTAAATCAATGCTTTTAGGTCAAATAGGCTTGCACTTAATGGCTGCCGGAGCTTCTCTGTACATCGCTTCATTTGAGATGTCTCCGGTTAGAACGATTGATCGAATGATTACACAAACTGTTTGCTCACGTGAAAAACGCGTTATCGAAGAATCTGATATCGATATGTTTTTTGGCGAGTACGCTTCGCGCCTGCACATTTGCGACTTACAACGAAAGGTCGAGCCTGACGAGCTAATTAGATTGCTTGAAGCGGCGGTTAAATACTATCGCTCTGACGTTTTATTCGTTGACTCTTTGATGATGTGCGTACGTGACGACATGGATAAACAAGAAACAGATTACGTCATGGGTCGCCTAGTCGAGTTTGCGCGCGTGAATAGAGTTCATATCGTCGTCGTAGCGCACTGCCGCAAACGTCTCGAGTCAAGTTCTAAG